GAATGGTAGAGAAACTAGATTAGATGCATTTATCGCTGAGGGCTACAGCGAAGAAGATTATAATATCGCACAGGATATTGTTAATGAAAGGAGCGAAGAGTAATGAAGCTAACATTAGAAGAATTTAAAGAGAAAGTTAATGATTATGACATTGACGAGGATATAAAGGTTACACTTTTAGAAGATTTGACTGATAGTTTCAGTGACTTAGAAAGTGGCGACAATATAAAGTATAAAGAAAAGTATATAGAAATGAGGGAACGATATAAAAGACGTTTTCTAGACAGTGAAGAAATTGAAGATACTGAACTTACAGACAGAGATATTGATGATAATTCTGTGATTGTTGATGTAAAGGAGATATAATATATATGGCTATTAAAAAAGATAAATTAAAAATTAGTAACGATGCTGAATTGCTTAGTTATATTATTAATTCTAATCCTGTTCTTTCTGCTGAATTAGATTTACCAGTACAGGGGCAAAGTATAAAACCATATGGCAAATTAATTAGTGATAATGAGCGTTATAGAAACGCTTTTATAAATACAGTTAATTTAATCGGTTTGACAATGATTAAGCGTAATTACTGGGATAATCCTTGGGATTTCGCTGAAAGAGGTACCTTAACAAGAGGGCAGAGTGTAAGAGAGTTAATAAACGACTTATGCAATGTGTATGACTACAACGAAAATGTAGATAATAATACTAGATTTTTAGAAAATGCAGTACCAAATGTACTTAATTATATACATAGTGTTAATTATCAGAAATTTTATGAGGTGTCAACGTCTGATGAACAATTAACTATGGCATTTGATACAGAGGGGGCACTCTTTGATTATGTAGAAAATTGTATTTCTATGCTGTACGAAAGTAAAACGTACGACGATTATCTAATTAATAAGTATATGTTGTGTAGAAGAATTCTTGACGGCACTGTGCCAGCTTTCGAAATTAAAGATTATGACACGAAAACAGCAAGAGAGCGTGTAAGCTTTATGAAGAGTGTTAGCAATAAAATGACGTTTAGAAGTCCTAATTTTAACCCCGCTGGTGTCCGCAGGGCAACAAATTTCAACGACCAGATTTTTTTATTAAATACTGAATTTGAAGCTGATATGAGTACAGAAGTATTAGCAACATCTTTCTTTAGAGATGAAGCAGACTTAAAGACTAGAGCTGTATTGTGTGATGATTTTGGAAACCACGATAACGAAAGATTATTAATGTTATTAGGTAATGATTATACAGCATTTACAGAAGATGAATTAATATCTTTAAAAAATATACCTGCTGTTATAATATCTAAGGAATGGTTTATGAATTATAACTATTCATTAGACGCTAATAGCCCATATAAAATGACAGAATTCTATAACCCTGTTACACTTCGTAATAATCACTTTTTGCATACTTGGGGAATTAAGTCAACATCACCTTTCGAAAATTGCGCAGTTTTTACTGCTGGTGTCACAGTAGGTGTTACAAGTATAACTGTATCTCCGTCTATAATAACACTTGCGGCCGGCTTATCTAATAAGTTTAATGCAGTTGTCGAAACTACTGGATTTTGTAATAAGGCTGTAGTGTGGTCTATTATAAAAGGCGGACAGAATGGCAAAGCTATTATTACGGTGGACGGAACTTTAAAAATAAGTACAGACTATAACACAAGTGAGGGAGAAGTTCCGCAAATAGAAATAAAGGCAACCTCTGTTTTTGACAGCACTAAATCCGCAACAGCATCTGTTACAGTTGTTTAATTATAAGGGGGGTTCACACCCCCCTTGATTAAGGAGATATTAATATGAACCGAAAAATAAAAAAATTGAATTCCCAATTAACAAACCTAACAACTTTAGCGAGTATTAGACGACAGATGTTTCTTATAGCTGAGAATAGAATACGATATTATGGTATTCCTAATTCTGTTGATATAACATATGTTAATAAAATCTTATTAGCTAATGGTTCTATAGCTTGTTTTATTGATGATGTTCTTGGGTTTTTAATGTTACCTTACACATTAGTTGGAAAATTGGATTGCTATAATAATCCTACAACAATACAGTGTTATAGTGCTAACGGGTATGTATCTCGTATCTTGCGAAAAAACGAGTATGTTATATTGTGGGATAATACATCTAAGATTAGTATAGCGCCCGACATAGAAATACTAGCACAAAGAATGTCAATAGCTTCTCGGACTATGGATATAAATATTTCGCAGCAAAAAACTCCTCGCTTCTTTAAAACTTCCAGTGAGAATGTACAAACTGTTAAAAATGTAATTAATGACGTGGATACATACGAAAACCTAGTATTAACGTATGACGATTTTGCAATTGACGATATTACAACTATTTTAGCACCCTCCCCTTATGTATCTGATAAGTTGTATGATTATTACGATAGATTATGGGCGGAGTTCTTGCGATTAATAGGTATGAATTCTATAACAAGTACAAAAAAAGAAAGATTGTTGACAGATGAAATCCGATACAGTCAAGGTGGCGCATTACTAACGAGAGAAAGTTACCTAGTTACAAGAGAACTATGGGTTACTGAATTAAAACAAAAATTCGATAATATACACATATGTTTTGAGTATGCTGATTTAGAAAAGGAGTAATATATGTTATATAATTGCTACATTGATTATTTTTCTTACATTGATGAACCACCTACTTTATTTAGTTTAATGAAAAGTATGGCACCCGAGGGCACTCGTACAAATGATTTGTGGAAATTTGGAAGAAAATATTTTTTTAATTTTGAGTATGATTTACAGAACATTGATAAAGAAACTTTTGAGAAAATGTTACTAAACCATTATTTAACGAGAAGAATTAACTACCAAACAGCTGAATTATTTAGGATAATGTTAGAAAATAAATTATTAGAAGTGTTACCAAAATATAATTTGTTATTTAATAATATTTATTTTAATGTGTTTGATAATGGCACAACAGAGCGACAGTACACATCCAATGAACATTACGAAGATAATAGTGCTGAAAAAAATTTCACTAATGAAAATTTAAACTCTAGTGTTAAAGGAGCACAACAGACATTAGCAAATACAGAGAATAATGATGTTAGAAATGAAAGTAATAAAAATAATACTACAAATACTAGAAAATTTTCTGACACACCACAAAATTTAATTACAGATATTAAAGATGACAGTTACTTAACAGAATATGAAGAAGTTATAAACGAAAATACTAATACAACAAATGTGATGAACAACTCTAAAACAACACAAAATGCAACTTTAAATAATAGTAATTTGACACTTTCTAATAATAGTAGAAATTATTCTAATAATAAAGATAGTTATTATAATAAAACTAATACTAATAAAGAAAATGCTGTAAATACATCTAATAAGTTAGATAGTATTATTAAGATACAACAGGAATATAAAAGTGTTTTTACATTGCTATATAAAGATTTAGATTGCTTATTTTATGGTCTTGTATAAAGGGGGTGATATATTTATATGTTTAATTTTCCTTTTATAGAAAATGATTTCGATAGTATTACATATTACCAGCTTTTATCGCAAGTTTGCGAACAATCTAAAAAAAACGCACAAGACATTGACACAATAAAAAAAGAAGCAAATAATTATATAAAAAGCTGGTTAATCAGTAATATTAACAAATTTCTACTAGATACTAATTATGTAGAAAATGAGGAAAAACTTATTATAAAGAATTCTACATTATTAACATCTACAAGTTGTTTGCATACCTATAAAAATGATACTATGATAATAGGAAAGGAGAGATAAAATGGATGTATCTAAATTTAACTTAAATGGACAGGAAATTAATATAAAAGATAGTGCTGCAAGAGAGAATATTGTAAATATTAATAAAGAGCTACTGGTGATTAATTACGCAAGTGATACCGAAACAATTACAATTAATAAAAAAGAGGTGTAAAAATGAGCTATGTTAGTGTACTAGAATATGAAAACAAAAACTTATTAATAAAAGATAAAGAGGGGCGAGATTTGATTGAAAAATTAATGCAAATGAACAACAGAAATTTAATCATTTTAGGCGACAGTTATACAACTGGTGACACTGCAAGTGGTGGACATAATAAGCCTTGGACAGATGATTTTAAACATGATATTGCTAGTTACTTTAATACAGTGCAAGTTTTTGCAGCAAATGGAATAGGGTTTTCAACTGGACTAGGTTTTAATTATTACACGTTACTTAATGATAATATTTCCAGAGTAGATACTAATTATCCAACAACTGTATTTATAGTCGGAGGATACAATGACGTTGGAAAATCTAATCTTGCGAACGATATACCATATGTTCTCAATTCCATTAAGTCTAAGTTTACAGATATAAATATTGCAGTCGCATTTGTTGGTAATTCCATTAAATACCGAAATACAGAGTTTTTTAATACTATATCTATTTATAAATATTCTGTTAATTCTGTAGATAAGTGCATTGGTGTAAATGGCTCTGAGAATATATTATGCTATAGTAGATTGTTCGATAATGACGGATTTCACCCCAACGAGCAAGGACAATTTTTTTTAAAATGTTATTTAAAAAATGCACTTATTAATTATAGTGTAAATTTGTCGACTGATAGTTTAGCGTTTAGTTCTAATACAGATTTCTTAACTTCTAGCGTTGGTGGTACAGCATATTGTAAGGGAATTTACTGGACAGAAAACAATATGCGAAGTGTACAGTTAGAGATTGACTGCGACGGAACTAATATACAGGAAAATGACAATAACTTTGTAAAATTTGGAGATTTTAGCTGTGACTTTATTAGTAACCCTTTTATAACATTTCCAGTTACAGCAGTGTTGTTAGACAGTGACGGAAATTTTCATAAAGAAATTTGTCAAGGAAAAATAGTGAATTCAGCACTATATATAGCATATTCACCTGTTAATGCGTCTGGGTGGGGAAATAAAAAAATAACTAGAGTTAATTTTATATTTAATTATGTTACAAGTGCATTTGCATTTTAAATATTAATAAAAAGGGCTAGATAACTAGCCCTTTTTTATTAATATTTTCCAATGTTATTGTGACTGTTCCAAAAAGTTAGACCTCTAATAAAGCAATTATTAATTTCTACTAAAGCGCTGTCGGGAACATTTTCTCCGTACACAGCTGTAGAATTATTAGCAATTTGGACATAATTATGTGCCTGGCTGTCTATGTTTGGAGTCTTTATTGTATTAACTAAATATCCGTAGAAATTAAAGTAATTATCTACCATTATAGCAACATCTTCTTTACAAGTGTCTATTTCTATTAAATAATTAAATTTATCTAATGCCATATTAATTAAATTTCCGCTTGAAGCTCCTACGACACTGTCTGGTTTAGATTTTGCAGATAATAAATTTCCTAGAGAGTTTATTAATCCACCAGCACCAGCAATCGCAGATATAGGATTACCAGTCGCAACACTTGTTAGCGTTCCAGCTATACTTGCAAAAGAATTAAGAGCTACTGTTGTAGAATTTTGCGCGAGATAAGTAGCAAAGCTATCTACTGTCATAGGAATTGTGGGGTAATTGTCTATTATTAGTCCACAGTCTGTATTTACTTCTATATTCTTGTAACCCGACGGATAGCATATGCACTGCCCCTTATAATTATTAATACTTACTTTTTTAAAAACTGCTGCATTATTATTAAAATTTTCGAATTTTAATTCATTGTACGAGCCAGCATTATTACTAAATGCTAATTTAACATAAGGGTATTGTAGAGTTTTAGAGTATTTAGGTGTATAACTACCTATTTTCGTGGGTCTACTTATTTCTATTTCATTATCTTTATCATCATTATAAAAAAATACTCCTACTAAATCATTAGCTTTACCCTCTACGACATAATCATTAAAATATCGCATTAGTACTCCTACATCTGTAACGCTTGCAGTAACTCTCCACAGCGTTACTGGTATACCTTTTATAAAAGGTATACCCCCAATTTCGTTATAAGCTTCCCACGGACTTACATAGTGTGGATTTTCTACAGTACTGTCAGATTTACGAGCTTCGGAAAATAAGAAGCAAATTCTGTTCGCTTCCGCAGATAAAGTGTAACTACTTTGTGCAATATAATCATCTACGGAGATACTTTCAGGTAAATTATTAGCACCATAAGCATCATTTTCGGGGTGTTCTCTTATAACATAGCATTCTTGTAACGTAATAAAATCCCACCACGACGAGAACACATCTATTGTTATCTCTAGTTCTGTACAAGAGTTGGATATATAATTAACTTTATCTATCCAAGCAAAAAAATACATATTCGCATAATCTGGATTAGAAAATGCTACATAATTAGAACTTAAACAAACATTGTAATTAAAATTTGTTCTAATTTTATTAATATTTCGTATAAAAGAAAAATTGTTAGAACTTGTTACATAATGCTCTGTACTCTGTAATAATTCTAACATTTCACTTTGTCCATATCTAAGGACATTTTTATGCTCTCTGTCT